GGGACGTCCAGAACGTTCCAAATGGTCCTCATCAACACTGGATGGCAAATCCAATGCCCTGTATTGCAAGTCAGCTTGCCCGAACATTCGCATGTTCGATTGGGCTGACTGCGCCGCAGGAAGGAGGCATTTGAGAAGGGCTCCTGAATCACTAAGCGAACGCTTAGGGATCCTGGAGGACAGCACCCAGCCCTTAACCTTAGGGCTGTGAGTGTCAACATCCATAACCTGGGTTTCATACCCAAGAAAGGAGTGTCTACCCAACACCGGAGAAGATGGCAGAACCACCGGATAATGCTTAAGCATCCCGGAAATTCGACCATCCAACCAACGTGCGGTGTCCCAGTAACCAGCGAAGTACAACTGGTTCCTGAGTTCCACCATCGCGTTGACTCTGGTAGCGTCCTGCCGTTGTGTAGGGAATTCTTGTCTGACCTTGACAATAGAAACGTCATGGCCATCAAAGTACTCCTTACCGCAAGACTCCCGGAACTTACCGTTCCAGTAAGACTTGCCTCTGTTAACTACAGACCCAAAAGTCTCTAGAACAGATACAACGGACGACACATATTCTACAGGGACGATAATATCGTCTCCGTAGACACGCACCTTCCCAGAGAGAGATTTTATCTCTTCTGGTGTAAGGGGTGTTCCGGACTCTCTGCTATTTTCAATTCCCAGAAAGACTAGGGTCAAAAAGACCATAGCCTCAACGGGAAAACAGAGAGCCGATCCCATAGACGCGTATTTAGCGAGACGAATTGTTTGGGGTTTTAAACCCAAACTCTCGCTACCTACGACAGCTTTTCGGGACCTTGTTGCATCAACCGCCGCATTCAACCAGCGGTGGTTTTTGAACATGGTCCTTACTAGCTGATTGGAGACACGATCGGACGCTTCACTCAAATCGAGTGTCGCAAGGGACCCATCACTGGAGCCCTTTTGGGCCAAGAGTTGATTAGGCTCTTGGTTATCAAATCCGATCATACGGTTAAGGAGTTTATCTCCTTTAACGTAATCGTAGAACGCGCTACGGAGCGCCTGTTGTGCATATTGCATACAGGTCGGTTCCATAGCGATTACTCGCGGTGTCTTCATCGTTTTAGGAACAAGAACTACTTTAACTGGTAGCTCTTTTCCGGGATCCAGGATGTCTATCTCGTCCAACTGGCTATAATAACTCCAGTTGGGGAGTAGAAATTCCCCAGCGGGGAATATCGCCTCCAATCGAGCGGGCCAGACAGTTTGGATGTACTTCTCGTTTCCGAGAAGGCCATCAGCTGTTTTGCCTGGTCCATGCTTAGGAACAATTTCCATGTTATAGACCTCATGGTCTATACGTGTGAACATTTTCCTAAACAGGAGTGAACTAATTCTATGGAAAGCCTCCAAATCAATGGGGTTTAGCCTAGAATCGTTCAAACGGACATCCTGTTCGCACTGGATGAAACCACGCAAAGCGGCTCTTTTCCGTTCCGGAGAACAGTCGAGAGCAATCTTGCTAAACATCAGCGAAAGCTGACGTAGAGCGATGATTGAATCAATGCATGGATCTTCCAGCAGAACACCACTATAGCGGTCGAACACACGATCGAGGAAACCTCCTAGAAATAGGGGGAGACCTCCTTTCCACCGGAAACCGGTGAAAAGACGTCGATCGACATAACCTTGGTCGAGACCTTTTTGGAGGTCCTTTCCAAAGTTAGCCAGGCTAATCGTCAAAAACGAGAAGCCCTCAT